AGAACAAGTTTAAACGAATATATCTTTGATAGAAATGGTGAAGCCACATCTAATATAGTTTTAAAAGGTGGGGCAAATGGAACTGCGGCATCAGTTGATAGGACGATGGCGATGATGAAAAACAATAACGCTGTTGAAAGTCCTGGTTATATTATTCGTGGAAATAATAATAATGTTGGGGGAGGTATAATGTCGGGTATGATAATAGGTGATAATAATTCAATACCAAGTCAGTCCCCATTCCCAACCTCATCAGGAACAACAGGTTCAACAAACACTTATGATAAAATCATCGTAGTTGGTGATAATATAACCCCTAATGAAAATACATCTATTTATGTTGGTAATTGGAAACTATCCTCTATTGATGGGTTAGTTTATAATACATTTTATTTAACGGATGGGGGAGAAAATGATGTTATGAAAATTGATAAAACAAACTTAATAGATATAATTGACGGAACGGAAGATAGTGTTAGAAATTATGGGGGAGATAGTAAGTCCCGTCCTATTATAGATGGTGGTAATAGTAATTCAATTTAACAAAAACAAACAACAAAAATAAATATTTAGATTAAAAACTTATGTCGGATAAAACAGAATATTCAAGATTATTATTAAAGAGAACTAACACACCTGGTGTAGTTCCAACAATACCAACAGGTAATACTTTATCAACATTTATAGATACGGACACTTTTATTGGTGAAATATTTGTTAATGTAAATGATGATAGTGCATGGATTAGAACAAACAACGGACAAATACCACTTTTAGTTTCAGGTTCAACATTCAGTGGTGGTAGTGGTAATTGTATTGCAGATTTATACATCACAAACTTACACGGATGTTCCCCAATCACAATATTTGATGATATAATTTTAGATGGTTCAGTAAAAATACTTGGGGATACAAGTAAATCATCTTTATCTTTACAACAAGGTTTATCCCCAATTACAAAATTAAAGGTTGAAAACCCATTAGACGCCACCGATGTTAATACAATCAATTCTACATATCAAGGAACAAGTATAGTAGTTGAAACAAATGGGGTTAATGCGGCAACATTTAGTATTGATGATACAGAAAATATAATATTAGATATACCATCTGTTGCGGGTAATCTACCGATGAATTTAACATTATCTCCTGGAGTTTTTAGTGTATTTACAAGTGATAATATCACTGGGGATTTTGCAACACAAGTAGTTTTTCCTACTAATCTTGGTAGCTCAGTCGTTGATAGCGCAACTGGTTATGGTTATTCTTATACAGCAGACCCAACAGCCTTATTACACGATTTACAAACTTTAGATACGGCTACAGGTGAATACGCTAAATTACACATACCCACATCAAAAAGTTTAAATTTAATATATGATGATACAGCTGGAACAACAATTGTAAATTCACTTGAAGTTAGTAGTATTGCTATTCAAATGGATGCAACAATAGGTGGTGTTGGTAGTCAAGTATTAGTTAGTGCTGCTGGTATTCAAATTGACCCCTCTGCTTCAGCTTTTTTAAGATTATTAAATATACCCGCATTTGCTAATGATGCCAATGCTGGTGGTGGTGGTTTAACAACGGGAGACATATTTCAAACTGATGGTTCAGGAGCAGCTCCCCTTAATGCCGCAGGAATACTAATGATTAAACAATAAAAAAAATATTATGCCAATTCAAGATTGTAATTTAAACGACTTACCAGGCTATAAGTGGGGACAAGAGGGTAAATGTTATACCTATACCCCCGATAATGAAGGAGAACGAAGGAATGCAAAAAAGAACGCTATTATACAAGGATACGCTACAGGCGAATATAATGCCATAGTTGAAATAACTTGTGAAAAAGGACATCCTAAATCAAATAAAAAATAAGATATGGCACAAACGGCACAGATAAATATTAAAGTTGATAGTAGTCAGGGACAGCAAAGTGTTGATGGTTTAAATAATTCCATAAAAACAACAGAACAATCAACAGGAACTTTAAAGGCACAATTAAAATCACTAACACAAGAATTACAGGGATTAGAACCTGGTTCAGCAAGATTTACAGAATTAACATTAAAGGCGGGACAATTAAAGGATAAAATATCAGACACCGCATCTGTAATTAATGCGACCGCCACATCAGCAGTAGGTAATTTAGGTGCAGGATTAACAAGTGTAGCAAAAATTGGGGTTAATGCATTTCAAGGTTTAGCGGGAGCTCAAGCCGTATTTGGTAGTAAGTCAGAAGCCCTACAAGAAACGATGGTTAAATTACAAGGGTTAATGGCTATGTCGGGAGCTATTGCATCGTTAGGTGAGTTAGGGGATGATATAACAAAATTAAAAACTAACTTTGTGGCTTTTGGTAAATCCGCATCAGCGGCATTACAAGGAGTAAAAGGTGCAGTGGCAGCAACGGGTATAGGTTTATTAGTTATTGCTGTTGGTTTATTAGTTGCTTATTGGGATGATATTAAAGCTGCGATGAGTGGGATTAGTGTAGAACAAGAAAACCTAAATAAAAAAGCAGCAGCAAATCTGGAATTACAAGAAAAGAAATTTAAAGAATTAAAAGGACAAGATAATATATTAAAACTACAAGGTTTAACTGAAAAAGAAATTTTACAAAAAAAGGTTTTACAAGGTAAGGCAAATATTGGTGCATTAGAAGTAAGTATTAAAAACGCTAAACTAACACTAAAATCACAAATAGAAACCGAACAAAGAAATAAAGATATACTCAAAGGGTTTATAATGCTTTCTATGGCTCCCCTTTTACTAATTACCAAGGCTATTGACTGGATTTCGGAGGGACTTGCTTTGTTAGGTATAACATCAGGAGCTCTTAATTTAACAGATAGTATTACTGATACTCTTGCGAGTTTTGTATTTGACCCCGAGGCAGTTAAAACGGATGGGTTAAAAATGATTGAGGAACAAGAAAATACTTTATTGGGGTTAAAAAATGAAGTCGCTGGCTATCAACTTGCAATAAATAAAATTGAAGCAGACGCCATAGCAGCAAGAAAAAGTGCAGCAAAAGGAGAAACGGATAATAAACAAAAAACCGCAGACGAACAACAAAAACTTGCAGAAGAAAATTTAAGAAAATTAAAAGATAGTGAATTAGCTTTAATGGAGGAGGGACGAGCAAAAGAATTAGAGGCAAACAGAGTTAGTTTTGAAAGACAAATTGAAGATTTAAAAAAGAATAAGAAAACATTAAGTGATGTTGAATTAAAAATTATAGATAATTTAAATGCAGAAAAAATTCAAAAAGATAAAGAAATAAACGCGAATTTTGATAAACAAGCTGACGAAGAACTTAAGAAAAAACAAGATAAAGAAAAACAAGAAAAAGAAGAAGCCAAAAAACTTCGTGAGGAAGCATTCCAAGATGAGAAAAAAGTAAGGGATTTAAAAATCTCCCAAATGGAAAGTGGAGAAGCAAAAGAAAAGGCAATTCGTCAAGGGGCATATACTGAAAGATTACACGATTTAGACAAATTATTAGAGGAGGAAAAAATAAGTAGGCAAGATTACCAAGACATAGTATTATTAGAAGAAAAAATATTTAATGCCGATATGGCAAAAATTGAGGAAGATGCGGCGGCGAAACGATTAGAGGAACAAAACAAAAAATATGAGGAATTAGCAAAAAACATTTCTTTATATGGGGACGCAGTTTTAAATTTAGCAAATTCATTAAATGCCTTATTTGAAGAAGTGGGTAAAAAAAGATTAGAAAAAATAAACGAAGCTGCCGAGGTAGAGAGTTTATCATTAAAATCCCAACTGGAAAATAGAATAATAAGTCAAGAGGAGTTTGATGCTATTACACAACAAAATCAACAGAAATTAGAAGAAGAAACTAAAAAAATACAAAGAAAGGCTTTTAATAGAGAAAAAGGTATTAATATTGCAACAGGTATTCAAGCAGGAGCATTAGCCGTATTACAAGCATTAGGTGCAGCCCCACCACCAGCGAACTTTATATTAGCAGGTATAGCTGGAGTTGCATCAGCAGCACAAATAGGGGTTATAGCCTCACAACAATTTAAAGCCGCAAGAGGTGGTATTGTTCCTGGTAATGGAATGCCAGGAGATGTTGATAGTGTATCATCTATGTTAGCACCTGGCGAAGCGGTAATAAATGCCCGTTCAACCTCTATGTTCCCCCAAGCATTAGATATGATTAACAGAGCTGGTGGGGGTCAATCATTATTACCACAATTGGGTTCAGGAACATCAAACGGACAAGGTGTTGTATTTGGGGATAATAATAATCAAAACCAAACCATAAGGGCTTATGTTGTTGAAAGTGAAATAACCTCATCACAAAAGAGAATAAATCGTATTGAAAATAGCGTTCAATTTTAACGACTAAACAAAAAACACTAAATTGATATTTAGATTATGGAAAAATTACCAACTTACTATTTAGAAATAGATGAAGATAGTATGAAAAGTGGGGTTGATGCAATATCATTCGTCACCTCTCCCGCAACACAACTTAATTGGACTATGTTTAGTGTATTGAACGATACATTTAATGACTATCCAAAAGCTGCAAGTGAAAACGCATGTAGAGCTTTAAAATATCAAATAGAAAATAAAACTGATTGTGGAACTTTGGTTGGTTTAAAAAGGGCAAACCAATTATGTAATGGGGATAAATTATCTTTAGACACAATCGGTAGGATGGCATCATTTAAAAGACATCAACAAAATAAAGATGTTCCATACGACAAAGGTTGTGGAGGCATCAGTTGGGATTTTTGGGGTGGTGATGAAGGAGTTGAATGGGCATTACGCAAGATGGAGTGGGCTAATAGAAATATGTGGAATAATAATATGAGTAAATTAGAATTTTCACTTAACGAAGAAAAAAGAATTATCACAGCCCCCGTTATGTTGGCTGAAACCCCCATATTAAGATTTAACCCAACAATTGGTAAGTATTATGTTAAATTTAAAGAGGAGACGATTTTAAAGATGATGAAAAAATACTTCAAAGAAAATAAAATACATCGTGTAAATGAAGAACACGACCCCACAAGGATTGCTAATGGTGTATATATGATTGAGAGTTTTATAGTGGGGGATAGAAACGAAAGTAAATTATACCCTGACTTACCAAAAGGTAGTTGGGTAGCATCGTTTTTTATTGAAGATGAAACCTATTGGAATGAAATAAAAGAAAATGGTTTTACAGGGTTTAGTTTAGAAGGATTTTTTAAAGAAGATTATGAAACACAACTATCGGATAAGTTATTTAATTCGGTAAAAAACATATTATTTTCTAATTTACCTGATGAAGATAAAGAACAACAAATAAAACTAATACTTGGATTATGAAAAACCTTACTATTAACTTTTGTCTTGCCTTTTTAACTTTTATGTCCCCACTATTTCCACTAATGATGATAATAACAATAGCTACTATTTTTGATACATTTGTTGGTAGGTGGTATGCTAAACAAAAGGGGGAACTTATTACAAGTGGAAAAACAAGAAGGGGATTATGTGTTAAACTAATAATTTATTTATCGGTAATATTATTTTCTTATTTTATAGATTATTATATGATAAATGAAATCACAAGGAAATACATTTGGTTTGATTATGGATTTACAAAATTATGGACTGGGTTTTTCATTTGGATAGAATACACAAGTATTGATGAAAAAGTAAAATGGATTAAAGGAGAAGGTATTACAGATAAGATTAAAAAGTTTTTTAGTGGTCTTAAATCCATTATCTATGGGGTAAGTGAGGTGAAGGATAAGTTGGAGAAATAAAAACCATTAAACATAATAAAATAAACTATATTTATAAAAAAAAAGCATGAATAAAAAAACAATTTTAGGGAAAATTAAAGAACTTTTTAATACAGATGAAAAGTTTGGTGCCGATTACAAAACCACCGATGGTAGAATAATTAGATGTTATGGTGAAGGTTTGGATGTTGGTGAAATGGTAAAAGAAATTACCGCAGATGGTGAAGTAGATTTACCAAACGGAGATTACGAATTAGAGGATGGTTTATTGCTTAATGTTGTTGATGGTAAAATTACTAATATCACAGAACAAACTGAAGCATTAGAAATTGATGTAGATGATGTTGAAGATAGTATTTCTATGGAAGATAAGGATATGGTAGAAAAAGACAAAATGATGGATTTAGATACAACCCTTATGGACGGAACAAAGGTAAGAGTTATTGGAGGGTTGTTAGCAATTGGTGCAAGAGTTCAAGCTTTTATTGATGGTAAATATATTAACGCACCTGAAGGACAACATAATTTAATAGATGGTGTAATTATCTATGTAGATGCTGATGGACTTATCAACGAAATTGAAACCCCCGATACTAAAAAAGAAGAAGAGGAAGGTATGGCTGAATTATTTAATTCATTATCTTCTTTAATCAAAGAGGTTAAAAGATTAAGAGTTGAGGTGAAATCTATTAAAGAAGAAAATAACACGATGAAAAATGATTTTAATAAATTTTCAAAGTCCCCTTCTGAAACACCTACAAATCACGAAATTAAATTTTCAAAAACAAGTAAAGATGATAAATTAAAATTCTTTGCAAGATAAAAAAAATAAAATAAAAAAATAAACTAATTAAAAAATTACATTATGTCTTTAAATGTTTTAGGTCTAACGACTTACACTGACGAAAATAAGATGGCTTTGATTAAAAAAGCAATCTTGGGGGGAAGAACCCTACGATACATTTCGGTGCAACCTGATATAAAATCAAGTGCAACGATTAACATCCTAAACTCTGACTTGGTTGCTCAAGCAGGTGCCTGTGGTTTTAACGATGCTGGCGAAACAATTTTAACTCAACAATTATTAGCGGTATGTCCGTTAAAGGTTAATGAGAGTATTTGTCTGGATACTTTGGAAAATTATTATACGCAAAAAATGATGAGACCAGGTAGTTATAACGAACAAATCCCTTTTGAAGAAATCTTTGCATCTGAAAAGGCTGATAAAATCAACGCTCTTATTGATGATTTGATTTGGAAAGGTGATGTTTCTCTTACAGGTTCAACTAACCTAAACTTATGTGATGGATTTGGGGTATTAGCTTCAACAACTTTTTCAGGTTCAGTAGTTAATGGTAATATTACTTCAGCAACTGCAATCACAGCAGCAAACATTATTACTTTAATTGATGATGTTTCTTCAGTTGTCCCTACTAACATTTTAGGACAAGACGACTTAACATTATTTGTTGGTTATGATGTGTATAGAACATACGCATTGGCTCTACGAAACGCTAACCTTTTCCACTATACAGGTGCAGAAAATCAAGGTGAGGACTTTTCACAACCAATACCAGGAACGAACATTAAAGTTGTTGCTGTTCGTGGTTTAAATGGAACAAACCAAATGTTCTTATCATCAGCATCTAACTTTTACTTTGGAACTGACTTATTATCAGACGCAGAGGAGTTTAGAATTTTTTATTCTGCTGACTTTGACGAGGTGAGATTTAGAGCTAAATGGAAGCAAGGAGTTCAATTTGCATTCCCTGACTATGTTGTATTCTTTCAACTATAATAATTAAAAAAACTTAAGGGGTGAAAGTCCCCTTTATAAAAAAATAAACTAAAAAAAAACATAAAGATATGAGTTGTATTATAGACCAGGGATATTTGCTCGGTTGCGCAACATTAGGAGGAGTAGAGAAAGTATGGATTGGAACTTGGGATATAGACCAATCATACGCATTTGATGTATGTAATACTATTACTGGCGTAACATCTGGTATTACATTATACGAAATAGAACAAGATATAGAATATGCAGGAATTAACCAAAACGGACAATTTTCAAGAGAAAATGGTAGCGTTTTTTATGAGAGTGTATTATCATTAAAGTTCATAGAATTAACTTGTGATTTAAGAAATCTAATTGTCGCTCTTGGTAGGGCACCGATTTTCGCAGTAGTGAAAAGTAATGCTGGCGCATATTATGCGATGGGCGTAGAAAGTGCGGGTAGAGCTACGGCTGGAATGCTTTCATTAGGTGTTGCTCTCGGAGATATGAATGGCGCGACCTTAGAAATCACCACTAAATCTGCAAATGGTATTTACCTTATAAATGGTTCGTTAATTGGAACATCATTACCAGTAGCACCTTAATTGTAAAACTTTTACATAGGGGTTTTAAATTTATCCTTTTATTCGTTTAACCCTATAAACCCTCATCTTTTCAGGTGGGGGTTTTTTACATATAAACAAAATTTAAAGTTCCATATTTATAATAAAAACAAATATGATTACAATATCGGCTAACACACAAACATTAGTTCCTTTAACATTATTTGAAAAAACCACCTTGTCGGGTGCTACTTATATTATGGATTTATTTAGTAATCAAAACCACGACCATAATTATTTTTTTTTAACAGGTGATACGACAAATAATAATGCAAGATATAACTATTTCCCCGTTAATATAGGTTATTTAAATTTAATCGGGGGAACTTATGATTACTTTGTATGGCAAACAACAGGTAATACTTTATCAACGACAGGATTAACTATCAACGATGTTGTTGAAAGTGGTTTATGTAATATAATAACATCAGGTTCAACATCAGGAACCACATTTAATAGCCCTAAAACAGAATATACATTTGAAAATTAATATGAAAAATAAAAACGAAGAAATAATATTGAACGAAGAAGTAAAATCATTAAAGGGGGCTTTTAAGGTCTTTAATTTTGGTGAAGAGTATGTAGCTCCCGAATATAAATATAATGAAGCACACGGGTTCATTCAGTGGGGAAATGATAATCTATACCCCCACTATTTATTAAACTTGTATAACCATTATGGTTCAACCGCCCATAAATCTATCATTAACAAAAAAACCCGTTTAACTACAGGGTTTGGATTGGCAGATATAATAACTCCTGAATTAAGACAATATGTAGAGGATAATAATTTAGATGAGGTATTACAAAGATGTAATGTTGATTTTGAAGTTTTTAATGGTTTTTGTTTTGAGGTAATATGGAATATGGATGGTAGCTCATTTTCAATACATTACATGCCATTTGCTAAAATAAGAAAGGGTATTGAAACAAAAGAAATAGATTATCCGCATTATTGGTATTCTAAAAATTGGAGGGAATTTAAAAAAGACGAATATCAACCAAGATTTATTAAAAAGTTTAACCCATTAGAAAGAACGGGGAAACAACTATATTATTATATTGAACCTAACCCACAACAAGATGAGGTTTATAGCATACCAGGATATTCTACAAGTATAAATTGGATTGAGTTAGATTACGAAATAAGTAGGTTCCATCTTAATCAAGTAAAACTTGGGTTCGCCCCGTCGTTTCTAATTAACTTTGCTACTGGCATACCTGGTATTGAAGAAATGGACGAATATTATAGAGATTTTAGACGAAATTATCAAGGGTCGGGAAATAGTGGTAAGGTAATAATCACCTATTCAAACGGAGCAGATGAAAAACCTGAAATAACACCCATTACTTTAAACGATAGTGATGAGCGTTTTATTATGTTGCAAGATATGGTAGAGAAAAATATAGTGATGGGGCATGAAATACCCCCACAATTGATTATTCTAACCCCTGGCAAATTAGGTTCAACACAAGAAAGACAAGAATTACTCGTTGAATTTCAACAATATTATATTGAAATTAGACAACAACAAATGGAAGCACAATTTAATTATGTTTTATCTAAAATTGGTTTTAATGAAGACATAAGATTAAAAAAATATGATGAGGTTAATGTGGATAAAGAAGAAGATTTAGGAATACAATTAAAAGCACAGGCAGAATTGAAGGGGTCAGCAGCGGGAGTTCAGGGTATTTTAGCAATACAATCGTCCGTATCACAAGGTATTACAAGCGTTGATAGTGGGGCATCAATTTTAGAATTAATATATGGTATAAACCCCACACATGCAAGACGAATGTTAGGAGAACCCGAACAAAAAATAACCCCTGATAATACACAACAAATACTTTAATCATTATGGCAAATTTAAAAGTAAAATTTATTTCAACAATATATTTGAAACAAAACACAACTATAGAAGATAATGTGGATGATAATAAACTCGTTCCGTTTATCTATTCTGCACAAGACACACATATCCAACAAGTTTTAGGAACTAATTTTTATAACAGATTAAAATCGGGGGTTACGCTTAATAACTTAACCACCTTAGAAACAGATTTTTTAACTGATTATGTGCAACCTTGTTTAGCGCAATGGGTATATTTTGAGGCATATCCGTTCCTTAATTTTAAAACGACTAATAAAGCCGTATCAAAAGAAAGTAGTGAATTTTCACAACCATCGGAATTGGACGAAATAAAATATATGAGAACCGCCATTAGAGATTTAGCTGAATTTTATTTAAGAAGGATTGCCGCTTATTTATGTGATTTTGGTTATTTATTTCCTGAATATCAAAATCCTGACCCGTATGAAAATTTAGTTGCAAATAGTAAAGCGTATTTTAGTGGAGTATATCTTCAAAGAAGGGGTAGAGATTTATTTAGAGATATACCAACATTTGTAGGTGATAGATATGATTGTAGTAGAGGAGGTTGTTAATTATGGAAGATATAAAAAAAATAGAGGAAATAATCAATCACCCCAAGTTGAGTGATGATTACAAATTTAATACAATAAAAGATATTGTTTTTTTTAAAAATTATACAAATTATGTTAGGTCTTCTAATGTTGAAGTGGTGTCGTATAACGACGAATTAAAGGAAATGGTAATAAGGTTTAATAACGGACAAACTTATACCTACTATAATGTTGATATGCGTTTGTTTGACGACATCGTTGATGGTAATGGTGTATGTATTACCTCTGGACAAAATAAATACGGGAGATGGAATATTGGTAAATCCCCCAGTATTGGTGCAGCTGTGTATGATAAATTAGTTGAAGCAAATGTCTCTTATAAAAAAGGGGGACAACTATTTAAATAGTTAAAAATAAATAAAGTAAAAAAAAAACAATATGCCTTATACAATTGATATGAATTATTTTTGGAGTAATTCAAATGTAGTTAGTGGAGCTACACCACAAACCTACGACCAATATACAACTTTTTCAGGAGGATTATTGATGGGTGATGGTTCTATAATTTATAGTATGAAAGAATGGTATGAATATAATAATCATTCAAGGTTTAGTTTTTGGAGCCAGTGGAATACTATTAGTAATGGGGATGTTCCGTATGAATTTATTGCCTATGAAAATACTAATGACCCAAATATTTATGACTTTTATACCTTTTGGAAATATGCAGGTGCATACATAGGAACAAATATACCTTCACCACCAGCATATAATATTATGGCAACAGGCTTTCAAAATCTTACTTGTGGTTTTTCAAATGATAGTGGTGATACATTTTCAACAAGTGTAATTCAAATACCATCAGCATTACCAAGTGGGGTATTTGCACCAGCACAAATGAACTCTAAAGCCCTTGCAGGAACAAAAGCATATTTTGGTTCAACTCATGCTGCGGGTAAAACTTATATTTACAAATACGACATCCCAACACAATCATATACTTTACAACACACCTTTAGTGCGGTCGCCAGTAAAGCTGCTGATGCGATGATTTGGGTAAATGATAATTTATTCTATTCATTTACAACAACTAATACATTTAATAAACAAACATCAATAAACGGATTAACAACTTTTACACAAAGCACAATATCCCCATCATTTTTCCCACAAAAAGCGGCATATTCTCCAAGTTTAAATAGAATGGTATTGGGTGGTAGAAGGAGCCCATCAGTTAATACAACAAGATTTTTATACTCAACAGATATAGGTTCAACTTGGAGTGTTTGTTCTTCACACACATCATTTGCACAAGATATAGTATCTGTAGAGTGGATTGATAATATTGGTTTATTTGTTGCAGTCGTTGGAAATACATTAGCATCCCCAAGTTATACTGCAATTTATACATCTGGTGATGGAGACCACTGGACAGAAGCATATTTTTCAACACAACCTGCAACTAAAGAAGATTATATCTGTCAGGCTTATAATCCCCAAACTAATCTTTGGATGTGTATGAGTGATAATGCCGACTTTGGTTTAGTATCTTATGATGGTTGTGTTTCATTTACCACTATTGCCCCACCAAAAGTAAATTACTCACAATTAGTTTGTGTTCCTGATATTAACAGGTTTATTGCTTTTGATAAAAATGCTGGAACTGATGGTGTATATTATACTGATAGTGATGGATTAGGATGGAACCAACCAACATCTCCTGATGTAAATGGATGGCAGAATGTTATAGTTTATTAAAACAAAAAACCCCCGAAGTGAATGGGAGCACAAACACAACGGGGGGAATTACGCAATTAAGAGTAATGAATTAAATATTATTTATTTTCTTTTTAACTTTTTTAGATTGAGCTTCTAACTTATCAACTTTTTCGTGTAAGTCCATAATAACATTTAAAAGATAAATATAAACCAATTTATCATCTTCACAGGTTTTATCACTTGCAATCACTTGCATTACATCGTTGAAGGTAATATTTACTAATCTTCCTTGTTCTTCTTCTTTTTGTTCTTCGTTCATTTTTAAATTTTTTATTTGTTTATTTATTGTCTATACTAATAAATATCTACAACTTTAGCAAAAGACAAATTATTTTAAATTATTTTTGAAACTTTATATCGTGAGTTTAAAATACCCAACTCATTTCTTAAAAATACATTAATATAATTCTCGTTAAGATGGGGTAAAAACTTTAATACATCAGTTCTTTCTTTTATTTCATAATCTTTATTAAGTCGTTTATCTCTAACGATAAATCTAACTTTGGGGTTTAACTTATATTTTAATTTTATTCTTGCATTATAATAAATTTGTGATGTTTCTTTTATACCCAATTGTTTAGATACTTGTATATTAGTTAATCCCATCAATCTTAATTTTAATATTAATTTTTCAGTTTCGTTGAAGGCTTTATCTGTTTCTAAAATTTGATTTACTTTATTCATATAATACTCATTTGTATTATCATAATATTTATCCCCCTCATTTGAAATAGTTTCAAATATCCAGTCAGCATTAACCACATTATAATCTTTCTTTTTTGTCTTGTGGTGGGCAAGGCAGCAGTTTCTTGTTGTTATGAATATATAACCTTTATTCTCTTCAAAAGAGTTCGTTATATCAAAGTTTTTAGCTGTTAATAATTTTAATATTGTATCCTGTGAAATATCTTTTTTATCTTCATCGGGAATAAATCTACATTCTTTAACTTTATTTAGAAGATTGTTAATATTATTTGTTATTTCTTTAATTTCCATTTATATCATTTTTTACATTTATTTTTTTAATTATTATTTTGAGGGTGATAATAAATAAGTTATACCCCCCTACCCCCCATAAGAAAGTATAACTTATATATCACCTACTATTTCGTATGGCTGTAATCGGGTAATAAGTTGTAGAAGACCCATCTATTACATTTAAGATATTATTTACTAACACACCTTTTATCAGTTCCAAGCCACGATTACACTTCATTCCTTCATCGTATTAGTAAATAATTAACGACTACATCATATAAATATATGATACTTTATCAAAAGACAATTAAAATGAAAAAAAAGTAAAAATAATTTATTATTTAGAATAATTCTAAATAAAGATTATTAAAAATACACCAATAAAGATTAGTAAGAATGCCTCCATATAGTTAAATATTTTTACAAGTAAAGTGTTTTTTACACAATTACTGCATATTTATATGTAAATAGTTAAAATGGAAAATACAAAATGGTTAAAGGATTTGAGTGAAGGACAAAAAGGGGAACGAATAGTAGCCGAACATTTCACAACAAAATATCATCTTACAGACATTATCTACAACGACAATTATAGATACGACTTTAAAGGGATTAGAAGTGGGGAGACAATCTCTTTTGAGGTTAAAACGGATAGATACGAACACTTCAAAGGATACATCACCAATAATTTATTTATAGAAATATCTTGTAGTGGTAAGCCATCTGGTATATCCAATTCACAAGCAGACAACTTTGTATATTATTTCCCCGATTTAGAAGTAGCTTATGTTATACCTATGAGTAAATTAAGATTACTGGTGATGACTAATGATTTACAACTAACAGAACAATCAGGAGATGGGGGTAGAGTTCAGGGATATTTGGTTCATAGAAACTTATTCAAAGAATGGTTTAATATCATTACAATAAAAAAAGATGAAAATATTTGGGTTAATTAGAACTTTTGATATTTTACAAAGTATTTATAAATAAATAAAAGGATAAAACGATAAAAAAATGGAAATAATACTAATGGGTTTAGAATTATTAGAACAAGTAGGAGCTGATGAATTTAAGGATAGGGGGTATTTAATGGTTTTTAAGGGACTTAAATATGATATAACATATAAAGTATATACTGATAAGATTAGACATCGTTTAGACGACCCAATATCATTAGACACACTAATAGAATTATATGTTGAAATACCAAATTTCATAAAACAACAAAAAGAAAAAAGATGATAGAAGATTTAATGCAAATAGATATTAAAAATTTAGACGGACATCACGATAAAATTATGCAAGAAATGATGGACTATAACGCAACTATAACATTTAAATTAATGTTATATGATGAATATGAAGAAATAGATGGGGTTTATTATGATGATTTTATAGAAAACGAACAAGAAACCTTATACACGATTTTAGGAACTGCCTCTGCTGTGTTATACATTTATAATAAACACGAAAAGTTTGAATTATCGGCAGAATTACATAAAGAAATGGAACAATCATTTTGTTTAATTATGAATAAAATATTTAAAGATACGGACAATACTATAAAATTTAGGATGTTAGTTGATAATATGTTTGATACATTTAAAAAAATACTACAATAATGACTATAAACCAAATATTAGTAGAGATTACAAGGAAGGGTTCAATTTTTGATGAAATTATGAATAATGTTTTAAACCCCCGTGTTGATTTAAAACCACAATTGATAAGTGAAATTGCCATATCTTATTTAGAAAACGCTGAAAAAATAGAAAAAGTTTATAGTGATGGGTATTTTAAATATTATTTTATAAATACAATTCGTAATCAAGTCCATTCCTCAACATCCCCATTCCATAAAAATAATAGAATAAATCAATATAATTATATTGGGGAAATAATGGATATGATAGATGATGATGATATAGAAACCAAAATAGAGTTTGAAGAAAAATTAAATAAAATAAATAAATTATACAAAGACACAAGTAAAACCTGGTTTGAAGATAAGATGTGGGAAGAATATTATATCAACGGAAAAACATATAGACAAATAGAAGCTGAATATGGGTTAGACCACTGCCTCGTCTTTCATAATGTGAAAAAGGTAAAAGAAAAAATTAAAAAACAATTGTAATAATAGGGGGGTTAATCATCCCCCTTTTTTTTATGCTTAACTTTTCTATAATACTTCTTTTTATTTTTATAAATATTCGTCTTCAAAGCATCAAAAAGTTCCTGTAAAGTTATTTCAATTTGTTTCATTACAATAATAAATAAAAACAAAAAATCTTGTTTAATATTTATTTTAAATAAAAGGATAAAAAAAAAGAATGAAAAACGAGAATGTAAAACTTATGTTGGGGGACAACATAGAAAAATTAAGGGAATTACCTGATAATTTTGTGGATAGTATTATAACCGACCCACCTTATGGATTATCCTTTATGGGTAAGAAGTGGGATTATGATGTTCCATCTGTTGAGTTTTGGGAAGAGGCTTTAAGGGTATTAAAACCAGGTGGGCATGTATTATCCTTCGGGGGAACAAGAACATATCACAGAATGGTTGTAAATATGGAAGATGCGGGTTTTGAGATACGCGACCAAATTATGTGGGTATATGGTAGTGGCTTTCCCAAATCACATAACATCGGTAAGGCGGTTGATAAGATTGAGGGTAATGAAAGAGAGGTTGTTGGTGATAGTAAAAGACACGGGGGAGGAAGTTATGGTATGTTTGGATATGAAGTTAATAATAAAGAAACAAAAGGACAAAGTGATTATGAAGGGTGGGGAACGGCATTAAAACCAGCAAACGAACCTATCTGTGTTGCAAGAAAACCATTAAGTGAAAAAACAATTGCGGAGAATGTATTAAAACACGGAACGGGTGGTATAAATATAGATGGATGTAGAATTGAATTTGATATAGAAAAAGAAACACCAACTGGTGATATGTATTATTATATTAACAATAAAAAATATCCTAACCAAGAAACTTCCAACTCTAAAATTATGGGTAGTAAAACCAAAAGAGTTGATTTAACTTTAACAGAAGGTAGGTTCCCAGCTAATTTAATTTTTGATGAAACCGCTGCTGAATTATTAGACGAACAAAGTGGGGATAGTAAATCACAAGGTGGTAAAGGTAAAGCAACACAAAAATCATTAGATAGGACAGATATTGGTTATGGTTTTAAAGAAATTGATAATGCCGCAGGGTTAGGTGGTTATGGTGATACAGGTGGAGCATCAAGATTTTTCTATGTTGCAAAGGTAAGTAAGAAGGAACGAAACTTGGGGTTAGATGGATTTGAGGATAAATCAAGTGTAAGAGTAAATGCTCCAAGAGATAATGAAGAAGAGAAGACAAAAAGTCAAAAGAATAATCACCCCACCATAAAACCAATTAACTTATTAACATATTTGGTTAGGTTAATAACCCCACAAAATGGTATTGTAATGGATTGCTATATGGGTAGTGGTTCAACTGGCATTGCCGCATTATTAGAGGGGTTCCAGTTTATAGGAATGGAAATGGATGAGGAATACTTCAACATCGCAGAAGCAAGGATTGATAGTTGGGAACAATATAAAGATTTAATAAAAAAGAAATAATGGTAAAAAATTATACAGATAAACAATTGTTAGATAAGGTTAAATCTCTTACATCTTTTAAGTCAATACCAAGTGGGTATTGGTTATTGGGAGTAAGTTCATTAGAGGACACCCCTAATACATTTGACGACAAGTTCTACCTATTCAAAGATGAAGAATTTATTATGGTATTACAAGGAACAACAAATCCTGGCACCCCCATATTAGAAAATGGTTTTTTAAAATTCAATAAACTTGGGGCAGCAATTGTTAAGACGAATGAATGGTATTATAATGTATGGAAGTATGGATTACATAGAGGTAAAATACCAGCGTTATTACAACTTGGAAATACTATTAAAGTATTTAGAGATGGGGATGGTGATAAAAAGAGTGAAGAGTTAGGTAAATATACTGAAGGGTATTACGGCATAAACTTTCATCCAAACGATTATAATATAAAAGCATGGTTAAAAAAAGAAGATATAGACGGATGGAGTGCTGGTTGCCAGGTAAGTAATGATATGGTAAAATACTTAAAGGTAATATCATTAGTTAAATCACAATCATCAGTATCATATTGTTTAATAAAAGAATTTTAAATAAATAAATAAATAAAACGAATAATGGAAAAAGAAATAAAAGACAAAGCATTATACTTTATAGGATTAAACAGAGTGTATAAAGGTGAAGTGCAAGAGATGATTAAATTTATAAGGGAACATTTTGACCCCAAGTTTAATGTCTGCACATCCTGTGCCGCACAAATAAAGTTTGCACAAAGACAAATACAAAATTGGTTAAATTTAATGGCAATAAATGAGGAGGCAAATATCCCTGTTGTTGAAGAAATTGAAACAAGTTCTAAACCACCTTGCACAAAGTGTAAGAAAAAAACTAAAAATATGTAAATTATGGGATACAAAACAAACTTTCAAAAAAAGAAGGCGGTTGTTGATGCCGCATTTAGTAATGGATTAAATTGGACGAGAGCATATATGGAAATAATGGGGCATGAAAACCCTGATATTGCAAAAAGATGCGTCCATAAAATGAAACAATCTATAGAGGTCAGTAAATATATTGAGTTTAAAGAAAGTGAATTACAATTAAAATACGGGGTAAATAAGGATAAGGTTGTAAAAGATTTAATTGACTTAATTGATGAATGTAAAAATGAAACATCAACAGACAGAAAAAACCTTATTAAAGGATTAGATATGTTAAATAAAATGTTTGGTTATTATACAGCCGAGAAACACGAACATAAACACGAAGGGATAGTTATTAACTACCTAAAACCAAATAAAGATGATTATACTACGGAATAACGACGACTACGAATTTATAATAGGTGAAGATGCTATTGAGTTATTTGATTATTATGGTGTAGATGAATTACACGGATTAAATAGAACTGCTTGTATAAAACGAATGGAAGAAGGGGGAACATATTTTGATGGTATGTGTAATTTTATCCCCAACGATTATAGTAGATTTTATATTTTCATCAATCTATCTGCTTGTGATGGTTCGTATAGAGATATAACATTAGTTCAACACGAATGCACACACGGGGGATTTAAATATTATGATTACAATATTGATAAAGAAGAAGAAATAATAACTTGGGGTGAAGAATTAACTAATGAGATTATGCCAGAAGTGTTTAAAGAAGTAAATATAAGAAGATATAAGGATAAAAATTATGGAGATAAATTTCACCCCATCATTAAAACAGGATTTAATCTTTGATTATTTTGATGATGAAGAAACAACAGAAATATTATACGGAGGGGCTGCAGCTGGTGGAAAATCCTATGGAGCTTGTGCATTTACAATAATAAAGTGCCTTCAATACCCCAACATTAGAGTTGGTTTAGCAAGAAATGAATTAACGACTTTAAAAAAGACAACAATAGTATCTTTAATGGAGGTGTTAAGTGATTGGAATTTAAAAACAGACGAACACTATAAGTATAACTCCACAACGGGTGAGATTACCTTTATGAATGGTTCTAAGATAGTTTGTTTAGAATTAAGGTATTTACCTTCAGACCCAAATTATACGAGGTTAGGCGGACAATTATTGACTTTTGCCATTATTGATGAGGCAGGTGAGGTTGATGAGAAGGGAAAACAAATATTACAATCAAGATTAGGTAGATGGATGAATGGTGATTTGGGGATTAAACCCCTATTGTTAATGACTTGTAATCCATCAAAGAATTTCTTATACAGGGACTTTTATCAACCAAGTAAAGATAATCTATTACCAACACATAGAAAGTTCATACAATCGTTAGTATTAGACAACCCATTCATAAATACTTTATATGTGGATAATCTACAAAAATCTTTATCTATGCAAGATAGGGAGAGATTGATAAATGGTAATTGGGATTATGAAAATAGCCCTGATGCGTTAATGACTTTTGATACTATATTAAATATTTTTATTGACGATTATACCCCCGATGAAAAAGGTAAAAGATATATCAGTGCAGATATTGCCTTTACAAGTGATAAGGCGGTAATAATGGTGTGGGATGATTTAACCTTAATAGACATTATAGTAAATCCTGATGGTAAAATAGAAGAGGTTATTAAAGAAAAGGCAAAGGAGTATAAAGTTTCCCCACAAAATATAAGTTATGATAGTGATGGGGTTGGTAAATATTTAATGAACTATTTAAAATCAGCAAAACCAATCGTCAATAATGCAAGGGCATTAAGAGAAGAAAATTATGAAAATCTAAAAACACAATTATATTTCAAAATGGCTGAAGCAATAAATAATGGTAGTTTAAAGATACTTAATACCAAATATCAATCAATCATAATAGATGAATTACAACAGGTAAAATATAAACCAAGTGAAAGGGTTGGTAAAATTGCTATGATTAGTAAGGGGGAGGTTAAAAGGGTATTAGGACATTCCCCCGATTTTAGTGATGCGATGGCATATAGAATGATTTTTGAAATAAAAATGGGGGCAACAAAGACATTTAAATTTTTGTAAAAACACCATCAATAAAAATATATTTATAATAAATTAGAACTATGAAAAAAGAAATTATTTTAGGAATTATTAGACACACCTTAACATTTGTTGGGGGTATTTTTGTAATGAAGGGTATTACAGACGAACAAACAATTACAGAGATTATTGGTGGGGCATTAACCCTTATCGGTGGTATTTGGAGTATTATAAACAAGGCAAAAGCATAACAATAAAAAAAATATAAAAGGATGGTAAAAATAAATTTAGAAATTGATGACGAATTAGTTGAGTTCAATTTACCCCAAAGTTGGGATGAAGTAAGTATAGGTGAATTTGTAAAAATATTTAGTTTTGAAAGGGAAGGATTAAGTATGATTGAGGTGGTTGTAGAAACCATTAGTTTATTATCAGGTGTCCCCCAAGAAAAGTTTTATATGTTGCCTGTTAATGAATTTCAAAAATTAGCAGAGGAATTAGCGTTTGTTAATACGGAATTAAAAGGTGTTGATGTGGATTTTATTGTTTTAGATGGTGAAGAATATTGGTTAAAGAAAGATTTTAGTTCATTCACTATGGGTGAGGTTATAAGTATAGAAACCATATTAGAACAAGGGGGTAATAATCTGTTTAAAGTTATGGATAAATTATTATGTATTTTTCTTCGTAAGAAAAAAGAAAATGGAAAACTGGAAGCATTCACAGGGGAATTTATGGCAAGAGCAGAATTGTTTAAAACCACCCCCGTTTCAAGTGTGTTAAATATATTTAATTTTTTTTTAAATGGCGGGAGTTCATTATTAAACAATATGAACCCATCTTTGGAAAACCCGCCCAAACAAAAAAGGAAAAGCAAAGCAAATTTGAAGACATCAAAAAAAGTATAAAAATAGAAGATAAGTTTTTATGGTTGGGTATAGTTCATCATTTATTAAAAGAGTTAAATACAACTGATACGATGATATATGAAAAAAATTATATTTCGTGTTTAAATTGGATGTCTTATTTTTATCAAAAAAATAAAGTAGAAGAAAGTAAAAAAGGTAATTTATGAGTGTAGTAAATATAATTTCGTTAAACCAAATAATCAACCTATTTAGTTCGTTTGCTCAACAACATTTTTTTATAAATGATTTTGGGTATGGGGCGACCAGTGAAATAGGGACATCAAGACAAATGAAATTCCCTTATTTGTGGCTTACATTAGACCAACAAAGCACAATATCAATAACTAATAAAACCGCAGTCCCAACTTATGGCATCACGGTTTTGTTGATGGATAAAATAAATATCCAATCTAACTATTTAGAAATAAATGGTGTGGATAGTGATAATTCACAAGAGGTGTTAAGTGATACACTACAAACACTACAAGATTTAATTACAGAGATAGAAGTAAATTGGGGTAATTATGGTTTAAAAATAGATGGGGATATTAGTTGTTTCCCTGGCGTTGATGAAACCCCCGATAAAGTATGTGGATGGGTGGGTCAATTCCCTTTAAAAGTAAAACATTCAAATTGTATTACTCCTATGGGTAATATCATTCAAACAAATTTATCCCCCGTTAATCCATTTACACAATACTTAACTTGTTCCACATTAGAAAATTGTGATAGTTTCCAAACATACGCAATCACAGGAGGGACTTATAGTTCAGGGACAACAGAATTAACATTAACAACTTTAAATGGTAATACAATTGTCGTTACTGGATTTACAGGTGGGGCAGCAGGGACAAGTGGAACATCAGGAACATCAGGAACTAACGGGACATCTGGTAGTAATGGAACGAATGGGACATCAGGAACAAACGGGACTAATGGTAGTTCAGGTTCAAGTGGAACATCAGGGACAAATGGAACATCAGGTATAAATGGTGGGTCTTCAAACCTATTTTTTTATGAAGCAAAAGATAATGCCCAATCAGGTAATCCTGGTTCGGGACAT